TGCATTCTAGGGGAGTTCCACTCTCGCTTTCCTCCCCTAAAATTCTGTTAGTTTACAACGTATGTAATATTCCAAGACATAGTTCCAGCAGTACCACCAGCAGCAGCCATTGTAGCAGCGATGTAGTAGTAACCACCTGGATCTGTAGTGTCTCCAGCTAATTCATACATTTTCTTACCAGCAGTGTCGATGTCAGCAGCTTCAAATCTAACGTCTGCCATTGCAGCAGCATCAGCTACCGCAGTTGCAAAAACATCTTCATCTTTAACTGTGCCATCAGTTTTGTAAATTCCAACATTGAAAGTACACGATCCACCTAATGTGTCTGAACCAATGAATAAACTTGGAACAGCAGCATTTGAAGGAATCGGTGCTAACATAACAATGTCGTCATTATCACTGTCACCAGCGGCAAGTTCAACTGTTCCATGAGCAGTTCTTAGAACGCCATGAAGTTCAGCTGAATTATTAGCAACTTGAGGAGATGCCTCAAAGTTTGCTACTAGATCTGTATTTTTAGTACCCATAACTTTTTAGTCCTCCTATTACGATTCAGTACATTGTACTTCAACGACTTTATCTTCTTCCATTCTAGTTGCACCGAAAGAAGCACAGTAGTAAACTTGAGTAGCGTAACCTTTGTCAGCTCTCTCGTCTATTCTAGCTGTTACATCTTTACCTACACCCAAAGCAATTCCGTCTTGAGCATAAGCTATGCACGATCTAGTAGTTCCGTCTAAAGATAGTCTGTTTGATACAATGAAGTTAAAACCAAGAAACTGGTTGATCTCACCATTCGCCAACGCTTTAACAGTGTTGAAGTCAGATGAAGTAACCTCAGTTGTTCCTAACAAATCAGTGATTTGTTTTGGTCCAACGATGATGTGTCTTGGGATTGATGGATCAACACTATTCAAATCAAGAGTCTGTTTTGCAGTTCTTAATTTAGCAATAGTTAAACCAGCAGAGCCATGTACGATTTGATTCGCATTAGCTGTGCTTGTTGAGCCAGTTTCACCAGTGAAAGCCGTACCTAAAGCTGCACTAATGATTTCATCATCCATTGCTCTACCCATTGCGTATGCAGCAGCTTGAGCGTAAGATGAAGTTGGATCGATTAAAAGTCTTACCTTGTCTTGTTCATCGATAAGATCAGCAAATTCATAATCCACAAGAGATACTCTACGTCTAGCGTGAGGTGTATCTATTTGAGGAGTGTCTGAATGTCTGCTTGTTCTTTTTACTGCCGTAACAGCACCTACTTGGTCAAAGAACGCATTCTTACCAGTGACACTTTCAAGTCTAACTTTGTCTCTTAATAACGATCCCATTTGTTGAGATAGCATTTGAATGTTAGCAGAATACTGCTGTACAAATGCTGTAGTTACTTGTGATGACATATTAGTCTCCTTATTTGTCAGTTTAGTTATAACAAAACAGAAAGGTTCTCTGTCAGAATGACAGGCATCTCTTGGATTTAAAGTCTTTTAGACTAGAGTCTATTCCTTCTTGTCAGTAAGGTTCTTTTTAGGAATTGTCTTACCTTTAATCCATTTATAATAATTTTCACAAATAGGCAAGGGGTCATTTTTCTGATACTCCGTACCAGTTTCTTTTACGATACGGAGTATTTCTAATTTGATTTCTTCGTTGTTTAAATGATCATTTGCCATCTTTCATAGACCTCAATGTATATACTTGTTGAACTATTTTATCATGATCTGGATGAGTTTTGTTCCAATATGGACCAGTTCGATCATTCATAATCCTAGATATTTCTTGTTCAATATCTTTACCTTGATCAACATTTTCTGATTCTGTTGCAACGATTGTATCTTCAGACATCATATCTGCAATCTTTGCAAAACCTTTTATAATATCTGGATGATCTCCAAGTCTTGTACCATCTTTTAATTGCATATCTAAAACATCTACACCTAGATTTGCTTTTGCAACTGATCCAGCTTTTTTAACATTCTCCTCAAAAGTTTTACCCCACTCTTGACGAAGTTGTTGTTCAGCTTGAGCTTGTGCGGTTTCAGTATCAACTTTAGATTGTTGAGCAGAACCTTCCATCATTGATTTATAATACTCAAGTATACCTTGTGCTTGTTTATTATTTAAACCAAGTTTATGTGAAGTCTCGGCAAACTGTTTGATTGCACCATCCTCTATTGGAACAGCTTCTGATTTGACATCAAGTTTATATTTGTCGGCAGATTCTGGTCTACCAAGTTTAGCATAAACTTCATTCCATTGATCATCTGTTGAGTTTTCATTTGGCACAGCAACCTTATCTTGACCAATCATTCTTGTTGCATTGATGTATGACTTTGCAAGTGCATCTATCTCTGTAAACTTTTCAATGTTTGGATCTTTTCTATACTCTTCCGAGATTGCTTCCTTCCATGACTTAGCAACAGTGGGTTGTTCAGTAGTAGAAGAAATAGGTTGTTCAGTTTGTTGTGGTGCTTCTGTAGTAGGTTGTGTTGTCTCTGCTACAGGCACAGCTTCCTGTGTTATCTGTTCTTGTGACATAACTATTTTCCTTTTTCATTATCATTTTGTAGCATTGATTTAATAAATAGAAGTACGCTACGTTGACCTTCCATGTATGCACTTTCATGACTATCACCTTTTACATTGGTGGTCGACATGAAGTGACATCGTTTTTCTAAATCAGATATAATAAGTTTACCTTCATCTGAATTAAAAATCTGTTTGTATGCTTCCCTTAATGCTTTAATTTGTTTTTCTAATTGTTTTAATTGATCCATTACTCAACATCAGCATTGGCAACTGCTTTAGCTTCTTCTGGCAAAGCCTTTGCTAATGGTGCTATCTTTCCTCCTGCTTCAGCAACCTGTTGTAGTTGTTGCATTTGTTGCATTTGTTCTTGTTGTTGTTCTGCTTGTTGTCTTTCAGCATTTAATTGATTTTGTGGTTTTAATATTTTTTGCGGAACACCTACGATGTCTGCCAAGTGTCTAACAAGTTTATCCATATTGATATGATCGAATACTGGAGCAACATTTGATAGTGATCCCATGATTTCGATTGCTCTCATAATTGATTGTAGCTCTGTAGACTTTTGTGCTTTTGCTAATGGAGATACATATTCAATCTCAACATCTTGACCTGCTAAAAATTCTGGTATTGGTGCAAATAAATTTTTTCTTAAAATAATATTAAATGTTCTATCAATTAATGGTTTTAATAATTCAGATTGTAATCTTCCTAATACTGGACCAAGTAGTCTCATCTTCTCTTCGTTTCTTTGTATAACTTCTGTTGCTGTCATTTGTGGACCTTGCTGCATCATAAGTTGATTTACATAGAAAGCATTTCTAATTGAGTTTCTTCTTTGCTCTTCCATGTTCAAACCAAGAGGTGTGTTTGCTCCAATGTTTAACGCTTCAATTCTATCTCTAGTTCCTGATCTATAAAAGTTTAGTCCACCAGGAACAGTTCTTACTGGTAAAATAAATCCATCATCAGGAACAAGTAAAGGTGGGTCTACTTGTTTCTGTGCAGACTTGATTGTAGTTTTTGACATTTCGTTTAGCATCTTTACGTCTGGCAATGCAGTCATTGCTGGCGATCTTCCATATATTTCATGTGATGCTTTTAAATATCTTGGTACTACAAAAGGAAATTCTCTAAATCCAGAAACAGATAATTCATCACCGCTTGCATACTCAATGTACACAGATTCAAATGGCATATTTGATTTATCTTTTTTGTTAGGATTAAAATCTGTTCTTGGATAAACTGCATGAATAATTTCTATTTCTTCGTAAGGATCTTTTGCATTTACTGTATCTACTTTGTTTGATACAGCAGAACCAAACTGTTGTATTGCAGCTCTAGCTGATATTTTAAATCTTCTGTAAACTGTATCTATTCTACCTTTATCATTTTCTGCAATGTAAACTTCATTGATATGTCTTGTTGAAAATTTTAAAATATCTTCATTATCTTCTTCTATGTACATAGCAGCTGTACCAAAAGTAATTAGGTCATGATACAATTCAAATATTTCTTGTTGGAAATTTGATCTATTAAATGCTGCATACATTGTTTCTGTTGCAGACTCTAACCATTCTTTTGCTTCATCTTCTTCTGCCATTTCATCTTTAAATCTTAAAGAGAACCAAGGAGTAGAAGGGTTAGTCAACATTCCATGAAGAGATGCAGCTAACAATTCTACAGCTTGTAAGGGAGAAGAATCAAAAATAAGTTCAGTTCGTTTATCACCTTTGGATCTAAGTTTAGTTACATCTGCTTTTCTTGGCATCATGTAATCTGCAACTTCTTGCCAATGCGTTTCCCAGTTTTGTCTTTGTGCTGATAAACGATCAAATCTTTTTAAAATATTTTTTGATAAATTTGTTTTTGCCATTATGCTGTTCCTAATAAACTTCGTTTACCTAAAGTCAATCCTGCTGTTACTCCAGTTGGTGACGTTTGTATTGTTAATGATTTACCTTGTCTTTTTGTTTTTCTTTTTCTATAAAGAATATCTTCTTCTGGTGAAGCAGCTTCTGTTGCTGCACTTTGAGAAACTTCTGCTGTGGTAGGTGCAGTCATTCTTGCTGCTGTAGTTTGTTTGTATTGAGGATCTGAACTATTATTTGCATCTCTTGAAGTATCAACAACAGTTCTGTAACCTTGTTTTCTAAGTTCTTCTAAACCAGCAGCTGATGATAAATAAGAATCACTCATATTTATTTCTTCTGAAGTTAATCCTTTTGATTTAATAAATTCTTTTCTTCTTTTTAAATTTTGTTCTCTAGTAAATTTTCCAACTGCTTCTCCAGCAGATACAAGAACTGATCCTACAGGTGTCTTACTAATTTTTTCTTTTATAATTTCTCTTCTTCTAATTTTTGCTGGTCTTATCATATCTGGAACTCCAGATCCTCCGCCACCACTTCTTGCTCCATTAGAACTCATAATTACTTTCCAAATGTTAAAGAAGATTTAGTTTCTTGAACAGTTTCTCTTTTGCTTTCAGTTTTAATATTTTTTACTTCTTCTTTCAAAACTATAGGCTCTTCTTTTTTAATTTCTTTTTTAACAACCTTTTTTTCTTTAGGTTTTTTTTTAAAAATTTTTTTAATTTTTTCTAACATTATTCTCCTAACAAAGTTTTCATTGCTTCTTCTTTTGATTCTTGAATTCCTAAAGGACTAGTTAATATTGTAGCTTTACTACCAATTCTTCTTAAATTTCTCTCTCTTTCTTCTTTTGCAATTCTAGCTTTTTCTTCAGCAGAAAGTTCTGGTGGTTCAGGAGCGGGTTGCACTTCAGGTAATGCTGGCATTTTTGGTCTAAATAATGATCCCATATTAAATAATCCTGTATTCATTATCTGCTACACTTTGCGGAGCAGATTGTCTAGTATTTAATTCTTGTAGTCCAACAGCTAGATACCTCATGGCATCGCAAGCGTGTGAACTCCAATCGTGTACAGGCTTTGACCTAAACATTCTGTTTTTGTCAATATACTTCCTGTGGTAATGTCTTAACGCATCTATCAAGTTTTTGCAATGGTCAACATCAATGTAGCATCTTGGCAAGGTCATTGTGGTTGCGTGTATCCCATCTTCTAGTGGAATCTTTGGCACAACTTTGAACCGCACACCTAGTTGGTAGGCTACCTCACGTCTTGTTTTGCCATTACTAAAATCTGTAACTTCAATATCATGTGGTGCAAAATGATCTTTGTAAATGTAATCTTTATCCTTTATTACCTGCACATAGTGCGGTAAACCTTGACCACGCTCTTCATGATAATCAATGATATTTACTGCTCGACCTAATTGTTGAAAAAATATTATCGAGCTGTGATCCGAAACTCCAAGATCCCATGCTGTTGATACTGGGAGTGAAGGATCATAGGGAACTCTTGTTAGCTGCCTTTTGTTTTCCATGTCTGCAATAATATCTCCGTATATTGCTCCTTCAATGTTGGCAATCCAATCACACTCAAACTCCTGGAGATACTTCTTTTCACCCATAACTTCTTTTGCCTTGACTAGCTCTTCTTCATCTACAATTTTTGTATCACTAGCTTTTGCCTTGTAGTTAAACCAATCATCCGCACCTTGTGCGTGTTGGTATAATTCATAAAAGTTATTGTTCATTCCTTGTGGTGTACCAATAAATACGCAGTAACCTTTTCTATCTGATAGTGCAGGTCTAATTATTTCTGGAAATAATCTCTCATTAACATTTGCGTATTCATCGATCACACATCCATCTAGGTATATACCTCTCAAGCCATCTGAGTTCTCTGAGCCTAGCAAGGTAATACGAGAGCCATTAGGTAAATCAACTCTCAGTTCTGTTTCATTAAACTTAGTGTATGGAATTTTTGCAGTGAACTGTTTCATGTAATCCCAGGCAATAGACTTTGCTTGTTTGAAGGTTGGCGCAATGTAGGCAAATCTTGGGTTTTTATTTTTAGACAGTAATGCTGATCTAATTAAATGATTAATCATGCACACTGTTTTGCCAAACCTTCTATGACAAACTAGTACATTCCATCTATATCTTGATATTTGTTTATGTAATAATGCTTGATGCCTTCTTGGCGTGTAAGGTATTTTTATATCCATACATTAATGAATTGATTTACTGTAACTATCTTCTCCAAAAGGAGTGTACTCAAATCCTAGTTTTGCCATGACGTATGCTGTAAATAATTGTGCAGCGTCATTATTTGGCATACCAAAGAACTTAACTACAACATTATTGCTTTTTTCTTCAATATAGCAAACACAATCTAAATCTTCTGATGAAAAATAGTTCATATACTACATCTAGTCTATTTAGAATTATTTTAAAGTAAAAATAAATTTGTGTAAAACTAAGTAAAGCTGTCTGTTTAAGGGAGTCCTCGAGTCCCATGTATATATATATAATAAATGCACACGTGCGCGCGGGTGGTACGGGGGGGTCGCATCTGCAAAAATATAGTCAAGTCCTACAATATATATACACTGTGGTGTTCTGATACTTTATGATTATCACTAGTAATAATAAAAAAACTTTTAAATGGTTGATCTAGTTTAGAATAATTCTAAACCGATCCTATAACGCCAACGCCACGCGCTGCGCTCTATAATAGAATAGTAACTTTAATTACATTTACTTATATTTAATTCTTGAAGCTCTTATAATATTACAATTTATTACAACACCAATAGTTGTTGTATAATTACAACAGTTGCATTCTTGCAACATGTGACAATACTGTACTTGTAATAATATACTTTTTGTATATTCTTAATTTATAAACAACAATGAAAGGTAAAACAATGACTAAATATATATACAATAAAGACAGCTTTGAAAATGCTGTTGAAGTAAATAATTATCCATGGGGATTTAGATTAAAAACTAAAAGAAGAACATGGATTGAAACAGACAAGAACAAAGGTGACAGGGTTTGTTTCTGTACTTTAAACCCTAAAACCAATAAATGGTGTGCAGTAAAAAAATCAACTTATAACGCTGTTGATGTTTTATTAATAGATGAAAATGAACATGTAAAATCTATTGGAGTTTGGAAGTATGGAACAAGTGAAAAGGATCTTGAAAACTTTATTTCTAAAATTGATTATAATTCTTTGAGCGTATTACAAAAGAAACAAATTGAAAGAATAAGAGCTGTTAATAAAGTTATGGAAAAAGTTTCTTTCAAAATTGAGAAAGTTTCTGAATATAACTTGTCTGATCCTTTGGACTTAATAAGAATGAAAAGAGATAACAATTCACCAGAAACTAAAGCAAGAGAACAAGAACAAGAACAAATCAAAGGTAAAATTGTTAATGCTATCAACAGCCAATATAATCAAAATATAATTAAAAATAATTTAAAAGGGTAGTTGACAATATACAAAATATATATATTATTAATTAAAACAAACGAAAGGAAAACATGAATAATAATAAACAACACTGGATATATTCTTTCGATAATGACAAAAATATATCTTTTGCGATTGCTTCAGTATTAAATGGATATTTTGAAAATAACTATCAAATTCCAAATGATACAAATGCAATTCAATCTGTTCACAATTTAAACAAATCACAAGCTAAAAAAGTAATTAAAAAAGCTAGTGAATATATAAAAAGAAAGGGTCAATCATGAGAGATATATTATATAAAATGCTATTCTTAGCGGTATCAGTTGCAGCTAGTGTAACTGTTATAATGTTTGCTTTGCATCAATGGACAGTTTCAACAGGGGGTGTAATATGAAAATAGATTGGTATGAATTAAGAACCTTAGAACTACATTACAGACGAGAATGGATCTGTTTTTTAGTAGGTTTTATATTAGGTTCAATAATATTTTAATGATAAAACAATTACAAAAACAAAATTTATTAGAGCTACAAAAGCAAACTTTAATAAATATTTTGAGTAGTAAAGGAATTATTTACACTCATTATAAAAACAAACAGA